ACGTATAGACCTTTAGATGATCGCGTTTTACTACAGCTTAAAAAAGGCGACACGCACGTAAGGACTCCTGAACGTGTTGTTGAAGAAATGATTGACAAAGACAAACAAAAAACAATAGCTGACAATAAAGATCGTAAAAACGAGTTTGAAGCTTTAGCAAAAGACATTATTCCTTTTGGAGGCTACGAAGATCCTAACATAGGAACTAGAAATATTCCAAAAGAAGATATTGAAAGTGCCGACGAGTTTGCTGAGAAAAGAGAAATTGAAGCTTACCATCAAGATCAAGAGGCTTTAGCGGTATGACTCCTTCAGAAATGTATGCTGAATTTCAAAGCTATTTAGACGTAGACAGTAATTTTTTAAGTGGCCCTGAAGTATGGCGAAAACTAGATAACGCTAACAAAGAAATATGTAGAATTATATCAAGGGAAGATCCTACATACTTTGTTCAAAAGTATACATTTACAACTGTAGCAGATCAGTTATTATACGACCTTCCTTTAAATGCTCGTCTTGGAAGTAGGATATTATTTACTGAAGACGATGATGATTCTATTGAAATGCTACCAGTTCAAGAATTAAGAGTCCATTTAGATTATGACACCGCAGGAGTAATTAACCTTACTTCTAATCGCTTTATTCTTGAGAATGCTCAAATAAGGTTGATGGGAAATCCAACAGCAGGACAATCTGTTACCGTATGGTATATTCCTTCTTTTGGACAAATGATTGAAGGTGAAGTCCAATCAGCAAGCACAACAACATTTGCTCCATTTACTGCTACTCCTAATTATACTCTCAACTATGGATCAGTTGATGCACGTGCTGATTATTACAACGGAATGACCGTTCAGATTCTCTCAAACGATGGAGTTGGAGATGTTAGAACGATCTCAGATTACGCAGGGGGATCTTCTAAAACTGCAACAATTAGCAGTGCGTGGAGTACAGTGCCAACTCCTAAAGATTCTGGTGGTTCAAGTGTTAGCACTTTTGCCATTCCTTCTCCTGTGCCTGAAGATTTCCATCAAATGGTTCCAATGAGAGCGGCTATTGACGGAGCAATAAAAAACAGAAATAGACTGTCAGAATTACAATCAACTTACTACGGAAGTCCGGGCCGTGGTGGTATGGAAAAAGGGCTTTTAGCTTGGCTACAAAGCAGACATCAATCTGATGGTGAGCTTGTAATACCAGATGGAGGGTCTTGGTGATAGACCGAGAGGGACAGTTTGTTTGGGAAGAAGAAAACTTTATCGGAGGAATCCGACAAGACGTTTCCGAATCTACCAAACGATACAGGAATCTACAGAATGTGCATTTGTTTAATGAAGGTGCATTAACTAAAGATCGTGGTATACGTCCCTTATCTTCTGCCGCTATAGGCTCAGTATCTTATCCTTCTGGGAAAGATACTCTTGCAGGGTTCGATGCTCAGTTTTCAAATGGAACACAGAAGCTTGTAGTCATTCAAGAAAAATCAGGTGCAAGCAATGCTGATATGTATGTCTACAACACTTCAAACAACACTTTTGATACACCTCAAAATAGAACTATAGCAGAAAACAGTAGGCCTGATCTGCTTATGTTTGCAGATAAACTGCACCTTATAACTGGCAATGGTTTACAATATTCTACTTCAGCTTTAGATGGATCTGGGTCTTGGACAAATGCAGGGGACTCTACTTACGCAGACCCTTGCACAATAGGAACAGTTTACGCAAACAGGTTAATACTTTCAGGTAATACTAATTACAGGAATAGTGTTTTTTACTCTGATGTTTTAAACTCTGCCGACTCAGCTTGGGATGGTGCTCATTCTATAAGCATTAGTAATATTTCAGGGGATGAAGTTTCTTGTTTAGGGACAATAGGCTCCAATCTTATTATAGGAGGAAGGACGTTTATTCGTTCTTACTATTTAGGAACAGGCGGTGCTACTGATTGGGATTATGATGAGGTTTCAAATATAATAGGGCCAACAAGCCATAAAAGCTTTGTTTCTATTCCTTCAACACACGGCAAAGTTGGTCTTAACCTTGCAATGTTCTGGACAGCCGAAGGCCCTATGATGCTGATGCAACAAGGGCAGGGGAGTCCTCAGCTTATTAATATTGCTTCTCCTATTATAAGGGCCGTAAGAGGAGAAGACTTTCAGGGAGTAGGAGGCTTAGACGTAGACAGCTATGGAGATATTCAAGGAGTATATGTTCCTGAATATGACGAAGTTCGTTTTGCAGTTCGCACAAACGATTATGCCAATCAATCAGGGACTCAGCATGATGTTCTGTATTGCTGTAACATAACAAGTGCAATTAACTACGCTCAAGGAGCAGGGGGGATATATCCCTATTGGCGTATTCGCTCTAACAAAGCAAGTAGTTCTGTTCGTCTCCCTGTAAACACATTGTTTACAGCAAGAATACATCCAACTACTCACATTCCTAACTCAAATGGCGTTATCCGTTGTTTGTGTGCTCAAGACGGCCATGTTTATGAAATGGACGCAAGTAGTCAATTTGTAGATGAAATAAAAGGCACAGACTATAATATCCGAATGGTTGCAAGAAGAGATGGTTACGATGGACTTGAGGATGGAGTTCGTAATAATGTAAAATCTTTACGCTCTATTTACTCAAGAAACACTCGTTCTGGTATATACACTTTAAAAATTAAAGTTGTTGCAGATGGTGGAGCCAATGAAGCAAATGCAGATGTAGATCTTTCTGGTGGGAGTGGATTTGGTTATTGGGGCGATGGTCGAGAATGGGGTGATGGGACTTTATGGAATGCAGGTGATTTTATAAATTCACGTGCTCAGTTTGGTATTTTAGGTAGAAAATTTGATATAGAGCTTTTTGACAATGGAGAAATTGCTTCCACTTTTCAAACAAATTCATTTAGCATGATAGGCTATGTGGAGGATAGGCGATAATGGGTACACTTTCATTAACACTTACAGGGGCAGATGGTAGCCCACAAAGTTGGAGCGATGTTGAAACTCCTTTAACAGAAATTACAACTTGGGCTAACACTACAAAACTAAGTTACGTAAATGTTCAAACTAATGGTCTTAGGGCTGACAATATTCGAACTCATGCAGGAGTTGAAGGCGTAAGAGTTAAAGTTCGCAATGCTTCTGGAGGAACTATTGGGGCAGACAGTTTAATTTATTTTAGCGGAACTTATTCAGATGGGACAAATAATTACCCTACTATAGGTAAAGCAGTAGCGGCAAGTAGTGCAGGATCTACTTATTTAGCCCAAGGAGTTACAACAGAGAGTATAGCAAACAATGCAGACGGAACCGTAGCGTTGTTTTACGAAGCAGACAACTTAAATACTTCAGCTTCAAGCGCGGCAGGTGCTCCTGTTTACTTGTCTTCTGTTGCAGGAGCTTATACGTTTACCGAACCTACTTCAGAGTTTACTCAGGTAGTAGGAATTGTCACAGTAGACCATGCTTCTACTGGACGTATCATATTCTCTTTAGGCTCGCTACCGCAAGAAGCTTTAGCTTTAACTAGCTATGCAAAATTGAGTGGTGCGTCTTTTACTGGCGATCTAACCGTTTTTGATGATGCTAATAATGCAGACACAAGTATATCTTTAGGAACTAGTGCAACAGAAGCTTTAGTTATTGAGGCTTTAAATGGTAGCTCCAATAAAACACTAGAAGAGCTTAGAGTCACAACTAAGACCGCATCGGGTACTGGCGATCATGGGCAAATGACGTTTTATGTAGACGAAACCAAAATCGCTTCTATTGATGACGGAGGTATTAATTTAGAGTCTGGAAAGTCATTTACTGTTAATGGGAGTGCAATATCAACTTCTGCAGGAGGAAGCAACACACAAATACAGTATAATAATAGTGGGGCTTTTGCAGGGAGTGCTAATCTTGTCTATGCTTCTGACGCTTTAGTCACATCAAGCAGTTCTGCTAACCTTCCAAGCTTGGAAATAAAAAACACCCACGCTGATGCTACTGCAGGTAAGTTAATTTTTACGAAAGATCCTGCGAGTGGACAAGGTGCTGACAATGATGTAATGGGGACTATTGAGTTTTTTGGGACAGATGCAGGGAACAACGCACCTGAGCTACTATCTTATATCGACTCATATGTAGTTGAAGCAGATCATGGCTCTGAAGCATCTGGACTTAGGTTTTATGTAGCAGAAAACGATGCAACAAGAACTCTTGGTTTAAGTATTGTTGGTCATGCTACCACTGATGGTCGTATAGATGTTACGTTAGGAGCAGGAGCGGCTTCTGTAGTGACTATAGAAGGTAGTATTGATTTAGCAAATGATATTGATGTTGATGGGA